TGTAACCTACACCAGCAACGCGAATGTAAGTAGGAGTTTCCATTATGCGTTCCTGATGATCGCCGCGCTCGCGGGCAACTGGGCTTCGAGTTCCGCCTGACCGAACAATACCGCGTGGACCAACTGGGTCGACCCCGAGGCATTCGCAATCGTGACGGTATGGGTCACACTCGTGACCGAGTCATTCGCGAGGTGCAATTTACCGAAATCAAAGTCGACATACGTGGCGGCTGGAATTGTTGTCACGACGACATCGAGTTCAAACGTACCGTTGTGCAGTGGGTCGTCCCCGGTTCCGAGGTCCAGCTTGTACGTGACCGTGAGGTCCAGCGTCGCGGTCCCGAAGTTATGGACCCGGAGGACAGGACTGTAGATCGCATTGGCATTTGCCAGCGCAGTCGTCTCGACGACGAATTCATAGTCTTCGCCCGCCCCGATATTGGCTGGCCAGTCGATTCTGCAAGGGTAAAGCATGGATTACCTACGGTTTGTCTGGACTTTTCTCGAAGTCGTAATTCTCGACGCCGCCGAACGCTGGATTAGTCGTCGGCATGGTCGCGCCGACGTATCGGTATTCCACAGGAACGACTCGAGTTGCAGTATCACCGTTGTTCAACGTGACAGTACACCGAGCCGACATATGCTTCTGAATGTTCGGGTGAATTACAAATACGTGGAACTGCCCGACGTCGGAGTACGCACCTTCTTGCTCGATCAAGACGACGTCGAGATAATTAAATGCCGTGCTGTACTGGGCGGCATTGCCTTGGAGTAGTTCAACCACACCGGACTGAACTTGGTCTGCTGCCGACACCTGCGCGTCATCTTGCACAACAGACACGACCTGAACACAGTCAGTCGCGGCGTCATACTCTGCTCTTACCTCTAGAATCATATCGATTACTTATGCTGCTGGGCCGGTTTGGAGTAGAACCAAACCGGCCCAGCAATTAATTACGCGCCGGCCGACTGGGTCTGCCAGAACTTGGTATCGACACTGTAGAGACCGAAAAGTCGCTTAATCGGGTACCTGGCATTAAAGAAGTACCCGAAGTGGTACTTGGTCTTCTCGGTCTCGTCGGCAAATACGTACACGTCCTGGTCAGGATTGATCTGCCGGATTGTCGGGGGACTCGTTTCCGAACCGTAAGGAGCAATTACTCCACTCGCGACCAGCCCACTGAGGCAGAGCACGAGCTGATTCGTGATGATCGCGACGCCCGCGAGCGGCGAAGGCGGCACGAGGTACGTCAGAGTCTCGTCCATCTTGGTCCGGACGTATTTCACGACATAGTGCGCCTGAGTACGCGCGGAGATTTCGTTCAGCGCGAGTTCAGTCGTATCGACCGTGACGGATTCGACGTACTGGTACGTTCCGGTACCGATGGAGTCGAGCGAAGTAATCGAAGCCTGGCCGAGCAGCACTAGTTCTTTTTCGTTGAAAGTCGTAATGGTATCGAAACTCGTGACCGACTTCCGCCCGATGGTGTCGCTGGGATTCAGGAATGACGCGACCAATGCTGCGGTGTATGCCGCGATGTAGGTGCCATCGAGCATGATTGACGTAGACGAACCATCCTCAAGCACGTAGGTTCGGGTAGCTTCGCCGTTACCGATGAGAATGATGTTGCCCTTACCCGAAGAACTCGGAGCGCACTGCAGCGTACGCCGTGCCATGTACACCAGGGTATTGGCCGTAGACTCATCACCTACAGCGTAGCCAGGAGTACCAACCCACAAGAGGCGCTCTTTTGCCTCGAACGGATTGTTCATATTTTCGATCGAAGTCTTGGCGTATGGGATAACACCGATTTGTGCTAGAGGAATTACGTCCGAGATGTCGTTGCTAATTTCGGTCGCATCGATACCGCGTCGATAGTCTGCGATATCGGGTTCATTTCTACCTGACGCGTCTTTGACCTGCACAGAGTAAATCCCGAACGGGCGCGCGTCAAACATGATCTCGCCCGCCAACCAGAGATGATTGTCTGTGGTCGCGGGGTATAGACCAAGCCGCATGGCATCGCGGTTCAGGAACCGACGAGGAATTTCGTACTCGTTCTCGGAGCCAGTGTCGATGCGGATACGGTTTGCCGTGACGAAATAGGCATTGCCGGGATCTGGTTCGTTGCCTCGGTATTCGTAATCTACCGTGACGTCAACCGCTGGGTCCGAGGCGAACGCGATGTACGGAGTATCGGAAATCCAAGTGTACGACACTGGGAGCAGCGTCGACGCGTTCTTGACCCGCATGACATCGGTCGGGGTATCCTGGAGCACCAAGTAATAGTACAGCGGGGTGCCCGTGATGGTCCCGAGCGTATCCTGCCTGATGTCGGCTTCCGAGGTCGTTTCCGACGCACGATTCACCAGAGTCCAATCGATGAGGTCGTGGTTCAGCGTCGAGAACGTGAATACGTCGTTGGCCGCGTAGCGCTCGTGCGTATTAGGAATCGTTGGTGCAGAAGTCCAGCCCTGAAGGTTTCGCACCATTAGGCGGATATTGTCGGGTAGATCGTACCACGGGTCACTGTAATCAGAAATAGTTTCCGTTGCCCAGCCACCCTCAAGCGTCGAAGACGTGTAGGTCGACTGCAGCGAAGTAGCGGCGACTACAGTGTTGACCGTCAGGGTAACGGTGCGATCGTCTTTGCCGGTGAATTCACGCCGTGCGGCCTTGGCATCGATACGCCAAGTCTGATGAAGGTCAAATCCTACAGCCTGCCGATGTCGCTCATACTTGGCACGCACATCGTTGATGAACGCGACTAGGGCGGCCAAGTCGGAACTCGCCGTGATCGTTAGAGTAGAATCTAGCGTCCAAATCGAGTCTACGGTTGCACCGGGCAGTGGGGCTACGGTGTGTGCCGCCGCGTGGGCCAAGTGCGCCGCGTATTTGGTCTGGATATTTAGTGCGAGAGTCCGCAGCGTGGCCAGGTCTGACGCGTTCGTGGCTGTTACTGGGTTCGTGCTAGCAACTGCGTGAAAACCAAGGCCGGCTTCGTGTGCGTTGTACTCTGCCTTGATTTCGTTTGCCAGCGTAATCGCGCTAGACAGCGTTGAAGCCGCGGGTACGTTCACACCAGGCACAGCGCCGATATAGTTGGTGTTGTCTGCCGCGATGTGGTCTACGCCAAAATTGAAATCTACGTACACACCTTGCTCGAGCAGCACCCTTTGGTAAGTGCTCGCGGTGCTTTCGTTGATCGTAAACGAATTAGCCGTGTAGGGAAGTTCGTTGTAGCCAGCCCACTGGAACGTGGCCCGACGCGGATTGGCCAGAATCGCAGAGCAATACAGGTAGTAACTGCGGTCGAAATCGTCAGCGAAATCTGCATCGGCGTGCACGGTAACTGTGCCGCCAGAAGTCGGGGACGACGCCAGCACGAAAGGCGTGAGGGGCGTGGCGGCGTGGTTTACGTCGCCTAACTCAACTGGGTCCAACACAGCGCTGTACTGGTTGGTATTGTCGTGCCCGGAGGCAAACTCGATTTTGCCTGCGCCGTAACCCATCCACTCCCAGGTAGCGTTAACGTCACCAGGAGCGAACGCATTATTGATCTCAAGGATAATACCGTCGGTGCCGTAGTAATTGGGCAGCGGTGTTGCGGCTAAGTACCCGGAGTCTGGACCGGCCTGTAACGTGGGGATTTCCAGTCGGAAGTCTGCCGTACCGAATAGGTAGCGGAACACGATGTCTCGCCCACCAGGCGCCGGAGCGTTGGGCACTTGCGCGTTTCCGCCAGAGTAGCTTGTGACCTCAAGTTTGAAATCTGCGGATACACCGGCGTTTACTACTGTGCAGGTGAGCTTGTACTTGCGGTTGTACGCACACGTGTAGGCGCTGCCAGTAGCAAAAGTTACAGAGCCGGTGGGCACACCGGTAACTAGCATGGCTGAAACGGTGCCGGCGTCAAATGTATTATCTGTATCCGCCGTCAGAGCATCGGGGTCCAGTGTCGACCCCACAAGAGAAGTCACGACTCTGTAGTCGCTGAACTCCACATACTTATTCTGGCCTTCGGCATCGCCCACGAGCAGCATCTCGCGTACGCCGTCGAACTGCATGGCATCGAGGACGTCGCGGTCTACCGACTGGTATTCAATGTAGTACGTGACGCTGTGGTTGTAAGTCGTGGAGTCAATCTGGACGCGATTGTACAGCGTCGCGTCAGAGAGATTCACAAGGAACGTCCATTTGTCCAGCGCGACCGGACGACCTGTGGAGTCGTAGAGCTGCGCGAGCCCCTTGTCGGGGTTGGCGTTTTGATCTAGGAACGCGATGTACGGCGCCGTGAGGCTAAACGCGAGTTGCTCACCGTAGACGCGTGCGCGCACGTGCTGCACGGCGTTCGCGCGGGCCAGGCGAGAACCGCGGCCTACGATGCAGGGGTACCGAGGATTCCCCGTCGGGGAAGTCGGGCTCGGTTGAGGTACGAAACCAATGTATGCACCCGGGCGCACATAGCGGGAATTAGTCAGCCTGATGTCGCCAATGGCCATGTTGAACTCCTGTAAAATACGAAAAAGATTGGGCGCATAGCTTTTCAACGCCCAAAGGGCAGTAAATTCTAATAGAGATTAACGTGAAAACTAAATAATTGGTTGGTGCAATATCCAAGCTTCAAAAATTTGTTCCGCGGCGCAGCGGTAATTATTGTAGTCACCCGCGATGCTCGGTGAAAACCATTGGCAGAACTGCGAGTAAATCAAATTGTGAACGTCTTCAACTGTAGCACACCGGCATAGCATCGGCAAAATAGTACTAGTTTCTGGTCCGTATTCCGTAGGGTCAGGACTGTGGACACACGCGAGGTCGGCTCGGTACAAAATGTCGAGCACTGTGTCGTACAACGCGCCAAACTGCTGCTGAACCGCACGTTGGATCAACGCGACACCACAGTAATGGTTTGCTGGAAGAAAATCCTGGGCCCTTGGGACTTTCCATCTGGCGCCGTGACGAACAACGTACAGGTACCGGGGCGGCGGGGTTCTAGAATAAAAGTAAGATTAGTTTTGTTCACTACTGCGACGCGTGGATCGTCAGTGTAGACCGTGAATCTCGGTGGATGCTTGGTCAGCCTAATTGGAACCTTCTGACCCAACCGAACCGTAGACGGTACCGTCACGGTCAAGGAACTCAGCTCATCGGGGACGAATTGGGGTTGATTCGCGTAGATCATGTAGACGGAGTTTTCAAACACCACGTCGAGGTTAACCGCGACGGACCACAACTGTTGCCGAGGGTCTTCGTGCAGGGGCTCGTGCTTTTTAGGCTCGACCGTAAAAGTAAATGGCAGCCGGACCTCCCAATTGGTGGGTCGTTCAGGATTGGGCTGCGGTTTCAGAATGTACCCGAGTATTTCGCGCTGAAATACGCCGAAAGCAGTTTGGATCAACGCGGCCATATTATTGATGTCTTGTTCCGATAGAGCAGCACACGTCAACTGGCAAGGGATCGTCACGACGTCGGCGACGCGAATTACCTGCTGGCCGCGCTCATTTCGCATATTCCAACCGTCGTCAATGCCACCGAGACCCGAGGGCTGATATTTGTACCCGTTGTCCTGGATAAATATTTGTGGAGGACGCTCTCGGACGTCGTCGAAATACCTGGCGATTTGGATGTGGCGCTTGTTAGGATCCGAGTCAATTGTTTCGTTGACGACAAAACCCGTGGTGAAGCTCGCGAAATTGTTAAAAAAGCCACGAAACTGACCTTCAGGGCGCAGGCACTCTTCCAAGAAGCGTTGAAGCGTAAGCTTCACGACTTCGAGGTAGCGAGTAATATCCCGTTCCGCGAGACCGGAAAGTGCGGTCTCGCTCATGGGGTCAATTCTAATGAATTGTGGGGAAGGACGAGATTGGATCATTGCGTAGAGCTGTGCCGGTTATAGGCAAAAAGGCTCTACTACAATTTAAGGTGAAAAATTAACTAGCTGGCTAAGAAGGGGTTGAAGCCACGCTTTTGGTCAGCAGCGTGCTGCGACTCACGGTAATGCTTGACGCACAAGCTCGTGACGTTTTGATCGCGCAGCGTTTTGCCGCACACCGTGCAGGCTTTCTTAGCCTTGACCACCGATGCAGAACGGCACTTCTGGCACATTCCTGTGGTGCTGTCGCTCTTGAGCAGCTTACCACAAGCACAAATATTGACCTTCTTGCGTCCGCCACGAATTGCTAGTGCGTTTTTCTCGCCCTTGATCGTGCGCGCCGTGTACTCCTTGCCATCCATGCGAAACCGGATGAACACCTGGGTGAAATCAGCGTCCTGGCGCGTCGAAGTAATTTCAACGTCCTTGACAATTGTTTTGCCCTGTCGATCTACAACAGCCTTGCGCCGGGCATTCCAGAAATATTCGTATACAACCTTGCGCTTGTTAGCGAGAGGTATTTTGCCCGCAGCACGATTACGGGCGCGCGCGGCTTCTTGTTTCTCGCCGTGCGACGCCGGGTGACGCACTTCCCAAGTGTCCGGGCCTGTTTTAATTAATTCACCATTCCAATATGATTTACTCATTTTACTCATGCTAGCCTTCACTTTCTACTCTGCTATTCTACAGGAAGGCCGGGCGGGAGTCAAGCAGTTTGGTCTATTTCAGGAATTTTGCAAGCGCGGTCTCGAGGTCTTCGTGGTCCACGCCGGTGTACTCCATCGCGAGACGGAGAAACTCGCGATACGTCGTGGTGGAAATGTCGCACTTGCGTTCGGCAGCCCAGACACGGAAGGCCTCGTAGTCCCCGCGACCCAGAACCAGAGCGCAGCACGCACGAGTTTTCTTGCTGTAGATTTTGTTCAGCTCGATCTCGACGTCTTTTTCCGCGTGGGTCCCGACAAAATTGTACATATTGACTTCGCCGTCGCCCGCGGGGAGGTCGAACGATTTAACTGTGGGTTGGAAGTCATCCATGTCAACGGTGAGATCTACGATGGACCTGCGTTTGCCGTCACCGAGTTTCTTGTACCGTCGGAGTCCCCGGACAGCTTCTTCTTCTGTATCATACAGACGATTAGCGTGTAAATACTGCTGTGGTTGCGCGTCGGCGTTCAGCACCTGAGCCAGGATGTAATTGTTTTTGCGGTGACGGGGGTGAGTCGAGACCATGACCTGAACGACCTGCCCGGTGGAAACATTAGCCCACCAAGCAGTTCTAAACTTATCGGCCTTGCTCACGCGGGTGAGAGGATTGCGCGCCTTGGAGCCAAACTTTGTCGCGAGATTCAAACTGTGATTCGTCACGGCGACACGAAGGGTGTTGGTGCAGTGCCGACCATCGATGCCGCGTTCTTCGCATTTCTTCGCGGCCTCAATCGCTTTTAACATGAGTTCCGCTTCGATGTCCTCACGATCAATTGCGCGATCGTTGTTCCAGACAAATCTAAGTCGTTGTTTCGTCAGGGCACCGATGTATTTCTTGAGCCCTGGGTTTTCAATTATGTTGCGTTGTAAGAAGGGGTCGGCGCGTTTTGCGCCTAATGCAGGTTCTAGCGGATAATTGGCAATAGCATCGCTTGGCATGGGCACCTCATGAGGCAGGTCAGTAGTGTTGACAGGACTATAGCGTGCTATAACGTCAAAGTCAAGGAATTTATTCAGTTGTGGTGATTTTTATTTTGGAAGAGACAAAGCTTTGTAGATACAAGACGTTAGTGAAACCAAAGCGGAAAGAACTTCTGGCAGGGCGGGGGTTAAACGGGGGTCACGCTCGAGTACAGCTTTGCAGAGGTAATTGTTCGCATCGTAGAGTTCTTGGATCAAATCAACCAGGGTGTCGCGACCGTCATGTGTGAGTAGAGGCTGGCCGTATTTGGCCTGGGCCATTTCAATTCGCGCGAGCAAGTCCGGTGTCCAGTCGGGAACTTCACCGACGGTGCGCATGACTTCATTAATTCTGGGGCCGACTTCAATTTCGCCACCCTGGGAGGTCGGGAGTTTCATCAGGGCGTAGGGCGAGATTTTTGGGGTTGGTTTTGCTCGAGATTGAGTAAGATACTCGTGGGATAGTTTCCGGCTTGGGGAGGTCAATTCGGCAGCTACGTCGAGATCTAGGCCAGCGGAGTTCAAGACGACCAAGAGGGACAGCATCGCGATATCCTGGACCTCGGCGTCGAATGGGCGCAAACGTACTGCGCGGAGGTGCTCGATGACGGCGCACTGAAGTTGGGGATAGGCTTGAAGCAAGGAAACCAATTCTTTAATTGGTTGAGCCTGAGAAATTAATTTAATGGACTCATATAGATCTTCAGAGAAAACAGCTGTGTGGAACTCGATGTCGTCGAGCGCGTCGAAGAGATCGTGGAGCTGATCGACTAACATGCGGCGGTGCCTTTCGTGAGAACTGCAGTATATCGGTTCAGGTACCAGGAGTCAAGAAAAATGCTTGACAGAACTGCAGAGTTGTGTTTTACATGTGATTAGGTTGAAGCAATAAGGAGTCGCTATGGCCGACAAATCTGAAAGCAAGAACAATAGCTATGGTGTCGACATGAGCGTGGAGGAATGGCGCACAGTGGTTGGTTTTCCAGACTACCAAGTGTCGAACTGGGGGCGCGTGAAGAGTTTGGCGCGCTATGTGGACACCAAACGCGGCGGCAAAAAATTTGTGCCCGAACGCATATTGCTAGGTAGAAATCCTGACACGATAGTGTACGTAACTCTGGCCAAACCATACACGCACGAAGTAAAAGGGAAATCTTGGGTGGTACCTGTGGGCAAGCTAGTGCTGCACACTTTCGGTATTTTACCGGAAAAAGGACAAAAAATATGTGCGCACACAGACATGAACACGGCCAATAATAGGTTAGACAATATAAGATGGGCCGACGTAGGCGAAAAAATTAAGTACAGAAACCACTGGCAAAGCAGTGGCACGCGCGCTGTTCCTGTCGTCATTACGCACGATACGATAGACGTCATAAAAGACATGGTAGCACAAAAACGTAAACGCTACTGCGCTGTAGCTAGACACGTGGACGTCAACCCGGACACGACAAAACATTTGGCGTGGGGCGTCATAAAATGGTTTACGCTTGACTACGCTAGCCTGCCTGACAGCGTGCGCACGCAACACGGCGTGGACTTGTTTTCTTTCCTGCCAACCGAAACGTGGAAAGAAGTACCAGATTTCCCCGACTACGCGGTGTCGTCTTTGGGTCGCGTAGTTGAAGTAGATTGGGCTACGGCCATGCGTTTCGAGAATCATCTTGCCTATGCGTGTAGGCTTCTTGGCGAAAAAACAGATGGTGCTGGGTACAAATTCGCGTCTTTATGGCTAGGCACACCTGGCGAGGCGAAAGCGTGCCACCTGCGCCCAGTACACACACTGATTGCAACCGCGTTTTTAGGACCAAGACCATCTAGCGACATCGATGTCAGACATCTGGACGGAAACCCAAGCAACAACGTTTTAACTAATTTGGCTTACGGAACCAGAAAAGAAAACACACACGACCGAATTGTCCACGGCACCATGTTGCGTGGTGAAACAAGTCCGGTGAGCAAGCTAACAGAAAAACAGGTAGTGGAGATAAGAGAAAAACACGCTACAAAAGGCATAAGCCGTTGTCAACTAGCTAAAGAATACGGTGTGGTCCACCAAACCATAAGCCATATTGTTAAGTACACAACTTGGGCTCATGTTTACGTGGAAGCAGCGCCGCCGCCACCTGCAAAAGAGCCAAAAATAGTGCCAGAGTGCTCCATAGACTTTGCTCGGGTATGGGAAGAATGGTCATACGAGCCCGACAAACTAGAAAAGTGGAAAGATATTCCTGGTTACGAAGGTTACTATCAAGCCAGCAATTCTGGCAAAGTACGTTCTGTCGATCATTATGTCATTAACCGCCCTGATGGTACTGGCTACATCAGAAAAGGCAAAATTTTATCCAGTGCGCTAACCAACTCGCATTTGTACGTGGTGTTGACTACGCCTAAATACGATCCAAACTACAAACCCAACAAAATGTACGCTGTGCACAGATGCGTAACGGCGGCCTTTGCTGGCCCTTGTCCTCCCGGTTATTTGGTGCGCCATGTAAACGGTAACGGTATAGACAATAGAATAGAAAATTTGTGCTACGGCACGCATAAAGACAATTCTGCCGACAGTATTCGGCATGGTTCGTTGCACCAAAAATTAACCGCCAAAGACATAGCCGATATACGCGCCTTGTGCGCCGAGCAGGATAAATTACCTAGAAAAGAGCGCATTACGCACCGAAGCATCGCGAAAAAGTATGGCGTGTGCACAGCGACTATTTCGTCGGTGGTAAGCTTAAAGTCGAACTACAGGCGAACGTAAACGCGCAAGAAATACGTGGCGGGTAAAACTAACGGGGCCGTTGTGAACAGAAAGTGAGCTACGCGGAGACGGGCGTCCAAACACTAGACGACGAAGCGTACTTTATGAACCGAGGGGTAATGTCTGAGCGCCCGTTTTCGTATTTGACCTTCAGTATAACGCCGCCTACTGTTGGGTGAAGTCCGCGCTCTTGTTCAAACGGCGTTTGGTGGCAAAAACATCCTGGTTGGATTGCCGTGGTATCCGCGACTTGAAAGTAGCCAAAGCTGTGCAGGTGGCCGAGAATAGCGATGTCGGGGCGGGCACTCAGTGGAATAGCTTCTACCCACTTCTGCACTGGATACGACTTAGCGTACGCGGGTTTTACTCGAGGGTGCGCTAGCTCTACTTTAAGCTCGTGGTCACCACAACGAATCAGCAAGCGACCCTGCGTGTTACCGATGTAGTTAATATCGGTTCTGCCTTGTGCTTTTGCTGCGTTCTCAAGTGCGCGTCCGGAGTTTAGTCCAATGGCCTTATCAGAGCTTTCGTGATTCCCGGACAGGACAAAGTACCGCATATTTGGCAAACTAGGTAGCGCGGCCAATGTTGCGGCACACTGCTCGTCCCAACCAGTTTGATTCTGGGCGAAAATAAATCCAAAGTGCGATAAAATCCCGTCGACCACATCGCCACTGTGTAAAACAAGACGGCAACCTGCTGCGTATGCGAGTTTTATAAAGTCTTGTAGCTCGGAAATGGCCGACGCTTTATTGCCGATGTGCGTGTCACTGATCAACGCCAGCATGACCGAGCCGTCGTTACCTGCTACACCCTGAACCGCTACAGCCGGGTCTTGGTTGCATATGGCTTCACGGGCTCGAGTGCCTATTTGGCCGCCGTCGATTACCAATTCGTAGCCGCAGTCTACAGCGTATTGGACTGTTTCTTGCGCGACACGCGGCGAGACATCCAACGCGTTGGCCACGTCCTCGATTGTAGTTACTTTGGCCTTCTTCACTAAACCGAGTAGTTTGGCCAGAAGGTCTTGTGGCTTTACCCTACCTTGCTTTTCCTCTTCATTCACGACAGGACCCACTGACCCTTTCGCCCGAATCGCCGCCGGAGCACTGAATCCATACCCCGGCGTCCCCGGTTTAACTTTCCGTTGCCCGCCAAGCGCGGCTTGCTCTTTCCACGCGATGGTTTTGAGTTCCTGGTCAACGTAGGCCGAAGGGCTTTTTAATCCGGCGTTCGTGAAAGCTTTACGCAAAGCCGTGGCCGTAACGGTCCAGCCGACTTGCTGGGAAATTTCGGCACAGGCTTGCGTGATAGTGCCGTAGCGTTTGATCGTCGGGATGATACTCTTGAGTAGCTTGGTGCTCCATTTGGAGGTGTGGACACGCTCGAGTTTGGAGTCTAGATACTTGGTTGGTCTTTTGTACCCATAACGGGTAAACGCACAGGTCAAGGCCTTGAACGAGATGGGCTCGCCCCAAGTTGCAGACAGTTCTCGACACGCTTCGGTGGCTGAATTGGTAGTTTTTAGTACCGCGATGGCGGTCTTGATGTGGTCATGATTCCAGATCATTGTGGCTCCTGGTACAGCACAGGCTCGTGCTATTAGAGATTAAGCTGGTTTCGTTGGTTCAGCACGAGCAAACTGGCTCTGGATATACGTTTTACCAAGTTTGTGTCGGGAATCGGTTCGGGCAGGCGGGAAAAATCAATCATGCGGCTATTTTACTGGATCAGAGCATGAAAGCAAGAAAAATCGACAGGCGGGGCCAAAAATAGCGAAATCCCGTAGTGGTCGCCCAACCGCTACGGGATTTCTCAACCTTGGAGACGCAGAATTAAGGTAGATCGGAAGTCGGGGAAGTCAAGTGCTTTGTGCGTTCAGCACACCGAACCTACTTGGCGAAAGATTTAAGCGTAGAAATGAATTTGGCTATGGGTGCGGTGGGGTCGCCCTGAGAGAACTTACTTTTGTACTCGTCGTAGACTTTCTTTTTCTCGGGTCGTTGATCGTTTTTGTACACATTGACAACGTGTGGAATCATACCTTCATTGCCGCCGCCACCGTTCATCGCCATGATGAATTGGTCACCTAGTTTAATTTTCTGGTCTCGTGGCGTTGCTTGCTCGAACATCGCATTGTATGGGGTTAGACTATTCGCGGGCAACTGTGGTTTGAAAAACGCTACTAAATCCATGTAGGCGTTGCGTGCTGCAGTGAAAATTTTAGTAAGCTCGGCCTTTTGCTTATCGTTCAGCCCACTGGGTTGGGCTTTACTTTGTGTCGTGACTTCAGTATCACCGTCGAGTACTTTGGTATCGCCTTTTTGCTCGGGTTTTTCCTTCTTTTTACCAAAACCCCAAAGCGCGTCGACTTCACGATAGTTAACACCACGATACTGAATTGTCTTAGGCATGGTTCTGACTTTCTAAAAACTACTAAATATTAACGTGGAAAATTCTGTAGAAACCAAACAACGAGCAGAATCAGCAGACCAATTGCAACGTAACCGCGGGCTCGATCGTCTGGTTCTGGCGCGTACGACATCTCAAACTGTCACGGGCTCGCGCAAGGTAAAGGCCAAAGGTTCCAGCAACTGAAACGTACCCAGCGCCGTCGTGATCGTGGCGTCAGCAGTGTAGTCTCCGGCAGTCAAATTAACAGTGTCGGCGGGGAGCAAATAAAATTCCACTGTGTCTGTGGAAACAACTGCCGCCTGAAGTGATATCGTGGGACCGGAGTTGTGTTTGTAGATTACTTTAGCTCCGCCAGCCGTAACGGTTCCAGTTCTGACTGAGAACTTTAGCGCCGCAGAGGCAATTGATCCAAGGTCAGTTGTATCGACCACGACCCTGACGGTATGGTTTCTATTTCTGTAAACCGTGATGCTCGTGGCGTAGGCTGACATATCATCACCTTAAAAGCAAATTAAACAAAAGCAAATTAAACATTACCACGACATCGAGTCGCTGGACATCCAGGGCACAGCATAGTCGCCGATCACGATTTGTTCGTACACGCCACCAGACAAACTCAGGCGGTCGCCGGTGGCCAACGCGTCGGACACTCGATACAGACCAGGAACCTTGCCTCGAAGATGCACGCTACCCGCTATGGTACAGGCGCAAAGCATTTCCAGTTTCTGGTGATTACCACTGACTGGGTCTACCGGCATGTTCAAAAACAAATCGACGCCGCCACCCAAGCAGGTGGGATTGATCACCCCATATTGTTTTTTCCCAGTAGTAGGATGCCAGCCTAAACAGGTGTCCGCCGTCACGGTGGTAGAAAGAAACGTCACGGTCCACATGTCTGCGCCACTATGCGTATTGCAGTAACCCCAGTAGGGTTGGAGGTCGCCAGCTTTGTAGTCCTCGAGTTTTACTACCGCGTAAGCCACGTTGTCGGTACCGCCAGGAGCCTTGCCATAAAAAATAAAGGAGTTGTGGTCGGTCGTGTAGGCAAACGTGAATTTTTGATCCGCGTTGGCCCCGATATTTGTGTAGCTGGTGGAGGTCGTGAACACCATGATGTCGGCCGGGGCGGTGGGCAGGACATCGTCAGCAGACGGGCCCACAACGAAACCGCCCGTGGGTGCTAACTGGATACGGCAGTATTGTGTGGAGCACTGAAACAGAACCTGGGCGCCGGAAGCATTTTGGTAAACTCCCCAGGCTAGCGTTGTCATAAAGCCCGGAGAAGCCGCGAATGTCGGGAGCACCTTGGCGGCTCCCCAGGCATACAACCCAGAACCAGTGCCACCACCACTTCCAATTCGTGTCCAGCCTGCGGTCGTGACCAAATATTCGTCAATAAAAGCCAAAAATCGAGAGGCCCGGATGGTGCCGGTTGCCCCCGTTAACGTGGTATTGCGAATCGTTGCCCAGGTTGCCATAGTTATACGCCCTCGTCGGTTCCGGTGTCAAACTTATCCACGGCGTCCCACAAAGGCGCTGCGTCCTCGTCGGGAACCAACGGAACCAAGTCCAAAGTGTCGTAGTCCGCCATGCTAAAGCGCCTGTGGTGTGGAGTAAAGTGTCGTGCTGGCTGGCATCCCGGCCAACATGGTCATGACCCCGGGGCTACCCAGCAGGGTGGTGCTGGTGCCCGCGGAAACCAAGGTAGTGGTTTGCACTTCCGGTCCGTGCAGTGACGTCGCCATGATGCCCTGGAGCAACGTGGTGGTCTGGACCCTGGCCCATAGGGTCGTGATTTCTGCACCCTGCTGGACGACACCGGCCGGGCTGGCTTGGTACCGAGCAGAAGCCGATTGAGCCGCGGCGCGACAAATCCCTGGACCAGCCAGGACTGTAGCGGCAGAAGCATCGGCATTGGCCGAGGCCGAAACAGCCAAGACCAGGAGGTCGACCAGGACGGTTGCGCTGCTGGCATCCGCGTTGGCCGAGGCGGAAACAGCATCGACCAACACAGGGGGCTGGGAAAAGTCCCAGTGGGTGAGATCTAATGCCGCGAAGTCTGCGCACATGAACTACACGTTCGTGATGGTGAAGACGCCGGTCGTAGCCGAGAACACCACCGTGTAGTTCGACCCGCTGGGGGCAGGCGGCAAAGTTAAGCTGTTGTAACTTAACAGAGTTTTGGGCACCCCGATGTCGTTGCGGTACGTCACGAGCGCAGTCGGGGTAGTGCCGGCCCCCAAGGTAACGAAAACGCAGTCGTCTGCGTCATAAATGACGCGATTGCCCGGTGTATCAAGCGTGCAGGTTCGGCCCGTCACGGCGATGCCGCCGGCCACGTATCCAATATTCGCCAATTCTCCCGAAAGATCACTGTATAGCGCATCGGTTGGGTCGTGGATATAGGTCGCGTCAACCAGGCAACCATAGATCACAACTGCTGCGTCATCCCATTTGATTCCACCGACATCGGCCGCAAGGAGTTGGAGGCCGCTATTAAACATCGAGGCCATAGTTATTTATCTCCCGGGTGCTTTTTACAGGGATCCACCACACCGAAAAGATAAATCGCGGCCCCCAAGATCCACCCGACAGTTTCCAACCATTTACCGTGTTGGGCCATCATGACCACCAGGATTCAATCCGGGCCCAGGGAGCCAGCGAGGCCGAAATGGGCGACGGAACAATAATGGTCGTGCCCGTGAGATTCAGAACTGAAATTGCCATTGGACCCTCCCTTGATACCCCGCACTGGATGCAGAAACAGAGCCGCTAAATTTCAACGCCGACGTCACCCTGAGGGTTGTTCAGGTCTAGAAACCGGGCGTCCTCAAGGAACTGGGCAATCTTGGCCTCGACCTCGGGAAAGCTTTCGCTCCAGTGCACGCGTCGGTGGTGCTCACTGCATAGTGGCACGCAGCATAACCAATAATCCTGTTCATAGGAAAAGTGATGGGCGTGAATTTTCTTGGTTTTAGGGCAGACACAGCAGTGGGTCGGTCTGCGCATTTCCCCACGTTTTATCGCGCTGGCATATGCGGTATGCGCCTTGTCCACCATGGTCTCGCCAGGCACAGCAAGTCCAAACTTTAGGTACCGCGTGTCTATCTTACGCCTACGCTTGGCCGCCGCGACTATTTGGTTTGAATTTTCAGGATTATTGAGCAAAAGCATCTGTAGGTCAAACTCAAACTCGGCGATCCGAGTCTGTACCTCTGGAAATACTCGTCCGGCGTGTAGGGTTCGGTGACAAGATCTGCACAGAGGAATAACATGGCACCAATGGTCTTGGTCATAGCTGAAGTGGTGACACTGAAGGCGGTCTTGGGTGGTACAGACTAAACAACGGACAGGCAGAGGTAGCGCGCCGGCCTTGACGGCTTTGCACACCGCCGCCCCTGCCAGCACCATGGCTTTGAAATATTCATTCCCTGCACATTGTTTTCTTTGCTTATCACGAATTTCGGTTGTGTGCTCCGCATAGTACTGTCGCGTGTAAGCGTTGATCTCCTCCCGGTGTTCTTCCCGGTATTTACGGCTTCTGGCCTGCACAACTTCTGGGTTGTTTTTTCGGTATTCTTTTGCCTGCACTAAAAGTGCATCTTTATTCTCTCGATAGTATTCTTTGTGATACTCCTGGATTTGGTCTTTTTTCTCTACTGCTCTCAAGGTACTCTTGGTTAAAACGCGGTCACGATTATCAAGATAATACTGCTGCTTTCTAGCGCGCTCCGCCTCTTTATTTGCCTCGCGCCGCTTTTTGTCACGCTCACGTTTTCGTTGCTTGCGCGCCTCTATTACTTCGGGGTTATTTTTGCGGGCTAGCTTGTCCTCGCGCCGTTTCTCTTTTGCTTGCTGCGCGGCTCTACGGTTCTCTTGGGCCGCTACTATCCTGGCCTGATATTCCGGGGTGCCTTGGCAATACGCCGCGTCGTTTTTGTGCTCCTCATAGTGCAGCCTTGACCTGGCGGTGGCTACTTCTTTATTCCGCAGGTAATATTGATGCTGATACTCTTTTTGGTCTCGCGGCATAGGCCAACTACCTCATAGAGGTTTTACACGAATGGTGACCAACTAAATGAGTTTTCACCCTCTATGGTTCCGATCGAGACCAAGTCCAGGGCGTCGAGATCCAGGGTCTGGTATGCTGACGACGTGTGGGTGTTGTCCGGGGCTGCTGAAGAACCCACGAGAGTCCAACCAGTATAGGTTCCGCCCAGCAGATACATTTTCCAATTGCCAGCGAAATCTCGCGTGACCTTGACCCGATACCACGTCGTGTTCGAGATCGCTGGGGCGATCGTCATGATGGTCGAGGCCGACGCACCAGCAGTCACCCGGACCAACGTGATGACCTCCGCTGCCGATACTCGGAAGCAGTAGCCGTTGACCACGCCGTCTCCAATAACCCCGCCGGTCGAACTCGTGAGATAAATGTCGGGAGCATTGGCATCGGCGCCCTTGTAGAACGAAAATTCAAACACGCCGTACGCGGCTTGTTGAGGAGTCCCCTGCTGATCCGTGGCCTTCTTGAGTGGCCCTGCCGTTGTACAGGAAATAGTCTTGACCGCCTTGCCCTGAATGGTCGAAACATCAATCTTATATCGAGGCGTAGACGTTCCAAATGCCCAGCGAGTAGTTTCGAGGTAAGAGCCAGATATTCCTCCCCTGATTGCCGTACTCACGGGAACCCCAAACTGGCTGGATTCCTGGATATCCAGGAGGCCACTTTGGCTGTACAACGTCCTTATTTCGGCCGCCGATAAAGCGCGGTTGTAGATTTCAGCACGGTAGATTTTGCTAATCAAGTAACGCGAACTATTGTTAAGCCCAACTTCAAAAGCACCGGAACCGGCCGCGGCACCGGCCGCATGGGTTACTTTGTTAAGAAATACCCCGTTAATATAAAAATCAACTGAATAATCAGTATTGAAAACAGCAGAAATGCAGACTGTGCTTCCAACTATAGGCGTATAGCCAACGGCATTGTAATCTTTTACGCCAATAGTAGCAAAACGAAGCGTAGTACCACTAAACATCAAAATCCAACGGTTCTGTTGCCCTATAATTGCCCTGGAACCGCTAAAGTAATCCTGTCGGATTATCGTATTTACTGTAAAATCACTTGTTTTAGTAAACGACGTTCCTGTTGCCGTCCAGCCGTTAGCACCATTAAATTTATGCGCGCCACCCAAGGCATCCATTTCAAACGTCGGGGCGGTAGTTCCGACAACCGAAGCGTTGGAACCGGTTGGTGAAACATCAGGAAGTATTCCATTGACAGCAGGTTGATTTAATTTTGGCGCCCAAACTAAATTTGGTTGATAGGGATTTACCGCCATATCACAGAACGAACGAACCGATGAACGTGAAGGCCACGTTACAGATGACAATTCCGCGTAGCACGCGGCGTGCTCAGAAGCGGTAAGGGGTCGGTTGACCAAACAAATAGCACTAAGGTTATTTAGATATGATGTCCACGCACCAATTCTTGGTGCCGCGGTAGAAGGAACAAGTGTATTGTTAACATTACCTTGGCCAATGAACAAACCATCAACATATAAATCAGGTTTAGCGCCGTCAGTGAAATTACAAGCAAAACATTTCTTACCCGCAAAAGCAGAAAATGCTATAGTTGAACTTACCGTTCCACCGACCGCAAGTGCTGAGGTACTAAGATAAAACGAATATTCAGGAGTGGCCCCTGCCCGTTTGGAGAAAAAAGTACCGTTAGCCCGCGGCACAACATAGGGTGCAAGCGCCACAATTGACCCGGTGGTTAGACGCAAACTTAAATGGTCTGGCACATTCACCGCAGTAACATTTGAGCCAATATCAATACCGTTACGATTGAAGGTTGGGATTCCAGAACCGTGGTTACCGATACCAGAATAGTCTAATAGCGTTCCACTTCTATAATCGTGGTACAGAACTAACGAACCTTCAGATTTTAGTTTATCAAGTGTTCCCATTACAGTGTCATCCCTGGGGTAACTTTTTCAGGTGAATTTCTTTTAGCCGCCGAAAAATTTCCGCGCGGGGGAAGAACATTACCCATATTGATTGTTCTAAACAGCATTTAGGCTACTTCTGGCGAACAAAAATTCGTCAATGATTTGGTATTTCATCATGCCACCAGAAGCTTCTCATCAGCAGGCCAGATAAACGGGACCGAGGACTTCTGAATCTTGCGCCGTTGGTTGGACTCGGCAATCTTGGCCTTGGTTTCTTCTGAATGTTTGTGCCCAGTTGACCCCTTAGTTGGCTTTCGTCCCATACGGTTTTGACGTGCTTCCTCGGATATTTTACGCCCACGTTGCGCTGCGCCAATCTTGGCCCGGTGTTCTGGTGTCATGGTCAGCTTCTTATGGGACTCACTCATTTTTGCCCTGGCCTCTGGTGATACTTTGTGCCCCATGGCGGCAGCTCGCATCTTGGCTTTGGTTTCCTCGGAGTGCTTTCGCCCAGTCATGCCCTTGGTCGGCGCTTGACCCATACGAGCAGCACTCATGCGAACACAGGTTTCTTCTGAGAACTTCATCCCGGTGGTCCCACGAGTAGGGGCATGACCTTTTTGGGATTCACTCATACGGGCACGAGTCTCGTCGCTAACAACCCTGCCCTTTTGCGCCGCCGACATCCTGGCCTTGGTCTCGTCGGTATGCCGACGTCCGGTTTGGCTACGACTCATACGTTCCCGCACCGTTGGATCAGCGAACGCCTTCCTGATCGCTACACTGAGCTTGATTTTGGTTTCGTCTGAACAAACACGGCCACGCTGAGCCTCACTCATCCTGGCCCGCACCTCTGGTGAATACTTGCGCCCAAGATGGGCAGCACCTATTTTTGCTTTGGTTTCGGCAGAAAGACGACGCCCTTTATTCGCACGACTTATTTTGTCTCTGGTTTCCTGTGAAACCACCTTACCCGAACAGTCTTCCGCCTTGGGACAAATGTTGTAGCAATTGCCCGCTTCAAATACCTTGTCTAACCAATACTGCTCTCTGGCAATCCTGGTGTCTTCATCTGTCAATTCCACGATTTCAAACACAAACGCTTCAGCACCATATTTGTCCCAGGAACGCTGAAGATATCGGTTGCCATGTCGGCCTGCCGCCAGGTCCGACCTATGCTCCTGCCACCGTTTAGGGATACTAAAGGTGCTGCCGATATACACCTTACCATTGACCTGATTGGTTATGCGATACACGCCCGATTTGCGCTCATACCTGGCCATCGCTACACCTGGTTCAGCATCGCCATGGACCGAACCCAATGATCTTTTACCTGGAGGGGAGTCAAAGTTCCGGGCCAAACTGCGTAACCATGGATGCTTCCGGTAATCCCGGTGGCCCCGGCATTGTCTGCCAGCAACTTGGTCCCAGCAGGTCCATTCAGCGCAATACCCGTCACCATGATGACGTTGAAATTGCCCGGAGCCAGCACGGTCGAGGGCTTGCCGTTCACGTAAGCGGTCCCGCTCGATGCTTCCAACAGCACGGCGGAACCCAATCTGATATACCCGGTGCCGCCTCCACCGCGCCAATCCGCCATGTAGCCCGTGGCCGATGAGTGTCGCATTACGAGCGCGACCGTGTAGGTTGAGTTTGCGATAACAGAGGCGTTGGAGAAAGTGTCACCGCCGTCTGCTGAATAGCCGACCGTGCTGAGCTTCGTCGGGGCCGTAGCGCCTGCGGTCCAGGTGAAATGCCGACCAGTGGGACTAGCGTCAAGTGTCTTCAGATTTGTAGCATCATGTTGTGCTGCACCCATGGAAAGCCGGCACAAAGCCTTGTTCTCATAAGTCCATGTGCTCCGATTTATGTAATCGACCGCTTCCCCAGCTGTCAGCTGTTCCGCGGCGCTGTTGTGACGAAAAAACTTGATGCTATGAATATTGCCCGCAAATTTTAACGTTCCTGTAGTGCTAGATCCGACATAAATAGGGGCGTCAATAGTTAGGGGGGTATACGCATCTGTTTCTGTGTCGACCAGATTTCCATTGAAATAAACCAAGTTGGATCCGGACCTGAAAGTCCAAACCAACACATTGCGACCATTGATAATCCAATATGGTTCGTAGTTTACAAGCGACACGCTTTGGTTGATTGTGCCACATTGTAAAGACATGGCATACGATCCGCCACTCCCATATTTTAGTATACTAAAATTGCCGCCAGTTGAAGCACAGCTTAAAAGGACATAAACCGCCACTCCGGAACCAGCAGCAAACGTCGGGGTAAACTCAACAACCAACGAAGCAAAACCGCTCAAAACCGGTTGGCTTCTTGCCGGAAAAACGCAGTAGTCGTTGACTCCGTCAAACGCGGCGCCCTTCTGGCTATCATAGGGCGCCAGGTTGCCCGTGATTACGCCACCCCGGCTCAAAATTTCTTGCGGGCTTGTGAGATCAAAAACGTCTACAAGCCCCCTGGCGCGCTCCGCCGGCAAAATAATAGTCATGGCTCATTACCTTTAACGACTGGGATCTTGACGGTCGTGGCGCCCCAGGACCGGGCGCTCGGCCGCGCTGGACTGATCAAACGCCTGAACCAGCCGGGCCACCTGGGCCTCAGTCAGCTTACCTGATAGGTATTCTTCCACGATGAAATCAATGACGCGGTCGGTGAAGTCCATCATTACCCCGGGTACACATGGATGTCGAACATGAACGAGATCGTCTGGCCCGCCTGGGTGCATTTTGTTTTGGCCCAGATTTTATGGTTGCAGTGCATCCGGGGACACGGAATCACGGTCCCGGTGGCTTTTGACAACCCGGCGCCCGGCACCGTGTAGTACATGGAGGTCGCGACTGCAGCGTCACCAACCAGACCGGTGCCATGAAGGAATTGCAAAATGTAGGTTTCGCCCGCGTTGGCCTGGGCGGCCGAGACCTGGATCCTGCCGAAGTCCATCTGCTGGGTTACACTGCCCCCGGCCACCACGGTACCGTCATGGCAGAGCGTCTCGGCCCCGAAGACCCCGATGGCCCCGGCAACAGCGACAAACGGCACCAGTGAGTCCTGCAAGAAGTTGTCGCCCGCGGCCTTGCCGTAGCACAGGTTGGTATTGTGGACGTGGTATTCCTGCTCGCCCAGCATGTAGGCCAAGGACTCGGGGGCACCGGTTAAACCCTGGCAACCAGCGAGGTCAATTTTCTTGAGTTCGGTTTCAGGAAGCATCGGCATGCAGCACCTTTACGCCAGAACCGCGCCCGCGCTCAGAGGTGCCCAGCGCACAATTAATTTACCTGAGCCCAGATGGGCAGCGCCTCCGACCGTCAAGGTGTAGAGGATGTGCTGGGTGGACCTCAAGGTCCATGGCGCCACCCAAGCCTGCATGGCGCTTGTGGGATGTGATCCAATTAGCAGGTTGGCAACTGCGCCTTCGGCTGCCGACATCAGAATCAAGGGCGTGCCGGCGTCCGTGGCGATATCGAGGCTCACAAGGTCCCCGCCGCCCGCCACGACCTCGTAGTAGTTGCAGCCTAGGATCATGATGTCACCCGAGGCCGTACAGGCCGTGTACGTTGCGGTGACGGCTCCTTGGGTAAGGTCCAGGGAGAACTCGACGAAACGCTCGGGGTAAACACAGGGATGTGCCATTGGTAACTCCTAACCGGTCAGCCGGGAGGACTGTGAAGTTTGAAGGGTAACGAGCCGGTTAACCCAGAGAATCAATAACCCCTGCGCACGAACGCCGACAAAGTATTGTTCGCCCCCGCGGCATTGGTTACGACAATTTTAGCGTATTTCGCGTTCAAGTAGTCAAAGTCCCACATGTAATTCACGGTGGTGTTGACACACGAAATAATATTGGTGTAGCTGTTGCTGCCGTGGCTGTATCCATAGAGCGGACACCAGATTCTAGAAGCTGCAACTAGGTTGCTGTCATTTGTGCCATATACCTGGATGGTAAGGGCATTGGCCCCCGATGCAATTATCAGCGTGCCGTTCAGGCTCAAGTGCTGAAATCCAGCAAGGGTTAACCCATCAGCACTGGGAAACTCCCGCGTGACCGTCAGGACGTTGGTCTCGCTGGCCAGGGTTTCCTCGACAAACTGCAAATTGATCGGCGCGACCTCAGATCCGCGGTAATAGTTTCCCGACGCCTGGTAGGCCCTGGCCTCGCCGAGCAGCACAACCCGTATGGACAAATCAGACACTAAGAAATTCGCGCCCGTCACAGTCAGGACGCCGGTGCCGCTATTGTAACTGTGGTAGAATGAATCCGCGGGGTAACGATTTACAGCTCCCCCGGCCGTCGTGACGATCGTCATTAAAAATTGCGAGTCGTCGGGCGTGAACGGCAGCCCCGCAAGCGTCAGGGTAGTGCCGGCAAGAAAGGCCGAGGAAAATGACCCCGGGCTGCTGTACACTTGGTCCGTGTAGGCGGGGCGGCTCATTAGTGTTCCGTGCATGGGAGGAAACTCCTGACTGGCTAGAGGTCACCAGTGAATCAGAACTGTTAAACCGGTTTATCCTTGCTGGACTTGCCCTCAGCAGGCTCATCGACCACGATCTTCTCGGCCGCCTTGGCCGCGGCGCCGCCCTTCAGTTCTTTGACCTTGCCGTCACGCTTGGCCACGAGCAGGTCTAGGTAGCATTGTCTGGGGAAGTGACGGTCGTGGTCCGCGGGACCAAAAATAAAAATGTGTTCCAGGTAGGCGGCCTGCTGGTGAATATCCAGCGCCTGGAACTTCGCGTCGTGGGCAACGAGGTCATCAATCACCACGACGACCTCGTCGATTCGGACCGGCACCTCATCAAGCGGTTCATTCTGGGCAATCTCGACCGTGATCTCGGTCTCCTTGACGCCTTGAACCTGGTCTTTCGTGACCTTGATCTTGCTGGGCTTGGTCGTGAGCATTGTGTCCTCGCTGGTGTGCCCTGAGGGCACCCACTAAAGTTTAACTTGGTTGCCTCGGTAACCCACGGCTAAATCGTCCGCGTGGACCTGAGTGGCTTTGCTGGTGCTGTATTGACCCGCGTGAGCACCGCCGGGTTGAGCACCACATACTCCGTGGTGTCCCAATCCCAGACATCAAAAATAGCTACGTCTAAGTCGCGCTGCGCCAACAACTCAGCGATCAATGTCTTGTCAGGAGACCCAGGAAAGTGCCGCGTCCTGGCATTGGCCGCCAGGTCAGCCACGCAAACGGCAGCATCGGGGTGGATGTACCGTGCATATTCCACATCAGGAGTCCAAAATAAACCGGGCCGGTTGTTACACGTCCGGGCGGTGCGGTACAGTCTCGTGGAGGTTGCCGGGCGGTACACAGCACCTCGGTATTGAATCAACTGGGTCATGGCTATTTCAGCTGTTTGCTGAGCGCAAAATTACCGGCTCGGGTCCCCAACGACACCACCAAGCCGGTCAGAGCACCGAGCACCTGATAATTCGACACCGTGTAGGTGTTGTCGGGGTTCACAAAGGGCCCTGCCCCGGTGTCGGGCAACTCGGTCCAGGCCGAGTAGTGGTTATTCCACATGGCGCTGAACTCTTTCAAAGGCAACCCTTCGGCATTCTTCTGCCGATAGTACAGCGCCGCGCCTGACTTTGTTCACGTTAATCACACGATGCACGTCATAGTGACAGTCTTCGCACAGTGTTAGCCCGTTAGTTACGTCAAACCTACTTTCCGGGAACAGTTTCCACGGTAACACATGATGCACACGTATTTTTGCGCCATCTACCGCGCAAGCCCCACATTTTTGACAAGTATTACTGTCGCGTTTCAGTACCTCTCTACGCCAGGCTTCGTACTCCGAGCTAAACCGTTCTTCCGGGTTAAACACCTTACTCTTTTTTGCGAAGTCACAGCACTGTCTGGAACAAAAAGGTGTTTCCCCGTTCGCTACACGATACTGCCTAACTTCAAATGCTTTGTCGCACTGCGGGCAGACGCACTTTACACGCGTTGTTCTGGCCTTGTCTCGGCATGCGTGCGAGCAATACTTACCGTAGCCTTTCTTAATCTGGTGCTGAAACGGTCTGAATTCTTGACTACACTGTGGGCATATTTTAGATACGCTGGTCACGTACGATTTAAAAGCACACGTTCTAGAACAATAAATACCCTGCCCGTTCTTTGCTTTTGCCTGTGTGCGTTTGAAATGCGTGCCACACTGCGGGCAAGTTTGGTCCACGGCTTTAGTAGCATAAGCGTAGTGGCACTGGCGCGAACAAAATTTGGCACTGTCCTTTCTGTTGTTAGGTACAGTGAAATCTTTTTCACACCACAAACAATGCTTTGTGTGCCTAATTAAAGAATGTTTGGCAGCTGAAGGGCGCAGATTAATAAAAACCAAAATGACCTCTATATCGTCATAAACTTGTTGATCGCAGCACCCCCGTTGACACCGCCGAGAGAAATCATGTCGCCAGCATCAATATCGATGGACCGGTACAACGAGGTAGTGTAGACCAGGTCTGGTGACGAGGAATTATACGCAGCACTCCACGCACCGCCGGCAGGCCGAAGCCGCATGGACCAATTGCCAAAGAAGTCTCGGGTAACGCGGGCTCGGTACCACGTGGTGTTAGAAATTAAAGTCGCACCGGTCGTCAGGACCACGGACACCGGGTTACCTGCGGTGACACGGTTGACGTTGACGACCTCGCCGTTTGACACATAGAAACAGTAGCCGTTGAGCACCCCGTCGCCCAAGACCCCGGTGGTCGCCGCGGCCAACATGAGCGACATGGCATTGCCGTCGGCGCCTTTGTAGAAACTGAATTCCCATGCACCAAATGCGGCCTCCGCTGTGGATTGGCCCGTCGTCGCGGTGGCCTGGTAGACGGCCCCGCCGGTGCTACACCTCAGGGTCTTGATGACTTGGCCCTGGACCATCGAGGTATCAACCCACCAACGACCAGTGGTGTCGGAGAAGCGCCAGCCCGTCGTTTCCAGTTCGGTCCCGACGACGCCCCCGCGCGCCGCGGTTGAAACCGGGGTGCCCCAGTCGGACTTGAAGCCAGCGGCTCTGGCCCTCCTGAACTCCTGGACGATTTCGGCGGGATCAAGTGCGCGGTTCCACACCGCACAGGGGCCGCCGGAGCCCAACGTATTGCCCAAACCACTTATAGCAGACGTGCACCCAATAGACCAATTAGAACCTACTGACGACGTGACCGCTGGAATGGTGGACGTATACGCCAAGGTTACTTCTACGCCGTCAACCCATCCCCTCAACCGAGTGGCATTGTCTGCTTGTGTGCCATCGTAACGTAGAACAAAATGGTGCCACAAAGTATCGTTTAGCGTATAGGCACCATAACTATTGGCACCCGTGGCCACCATCCAATACCAATCGGTTCCCGTTGCTCCAATACCCAAACGCTGCAACGTAGACGAGAAAAAGCCTACCGGGAAACCACCAGTAGTGATCGCTGTCCTCTTAACCCACGCGGCGATAGTTACAGCCGCTACATTTTTGACTGCAGTATACGTGCCACATTCTATAGCCTTGACACCAGCAACCCGCACTACTTTCCCCAGCGGCGAGTCTTCCACCCAGAGGTTACCTGTTCCCGTTACCGTGCCGGTTGCGCCGGTGTCACTCAGGTCTGGGCAAATCCCGCGGTCAGTTGCTCCGGGGTCCCAGGACCCCACGAGCCCACGGCGATTGCTCGTGACCAAGTACTTCGGCGCCACGACACAATATGGTCGGGCGGGCCATGCGCGATTTTGCAGCTCGGCAAAAACAGCAGCGTGCTCGTTGGCATCGAGGGGACGGTTGGTTTCCAGGACGGCCGCGATGGGGAAAGAACAACCGTTTGTTCCATCATACGCAGCCCCAACCGTAATGGCGGCATCATTTGCTGTTGGAGTCAGGACACCAGAAAAATTGCCTCCGCTGACACCATTGATATACAATGCCGGAATGACGCCCGCTGTATAGTTTATCGCAACACAACTGTGTCCGATTAATGTGCCCGCAAGTGTCCTAATGGTGGTGCCGTCGTATAAAGCAATATTGGTGTTGTGATAAAAAACTATCCTGGTTCCGCCTGCGTCTCGAGCGCCAAACATATCTTGCCAGGTTGCGCCCTTGCCAACCGTTTTAGCCAACACCACGATGCTGCCGGTCGTGTTGCGCCCGGCAACGTGGTCCGGGTGCACGATTCTCCCGGTCCCGGTGAAATGGGCGCCCTGGGGCGAGAACCTCACGTCGGTGCCGGCAATAGTGCCGTGGCGCTGAAGCGGACCAAGGTCGCGAAGATCGCCTCGACGGTAGTCAGCGAATAAGGTCACCTGCCCATTATTCAGGAGCGTCTGGAGTACGTTGCTCATACGGCACCAACCTGGCTGATGCTCTGGTGATAATGATCTCGAACCTGCAGCGGTGTCGCGGCAAACGCCATGACGTCGGCTTGCAAGATACTTCCAGTCCAGTAGTATTCTGGTGTCGACAGTGCACCAAGCCAGAATCCATTGTCATGGCCATTCGTGTCGGTCAGGGCGGCCGACGTATAGGCCAAAGCACCGTTGTAATAGATTTGCAAGACCCTGGTGCTATTGATATAGGCGAAACAGTAATGTGAAGCGACACCCAAGGGCAATGGCACAGTAGTCAGGATCGTCGAGGCCCCAACGTTATGAAGAATCGTCAGGATTTCGGCTGCTGCAGTACCGTAGACCGCGAGGCTCTTGGCCCCGGCGGAGTTTCGGCAACTCCAAAGCGCTCGGGTGCCGGTTGAAGACGTTGGCCTCACCAACATGGCCACGGTAAAGTCAGCTGGGATCCCGATGGCAGTTTCTCGCTTAAAATAATCCCCACCATCCAGGCTGTAACCACGCTGACTGAGTTTCGTGGGCTGAGTCGTGGCGGTGGTTCCATCCCCCAAGGTCAGGTTATTCCCGTGCCCTGATGCGTCCAGCGTGCGAGATCTAAATTCTACCACGCTCAAGGCGTCGAACTCGCAGTAGCCCGCGGCCACGGCATTGCTGTAGAATCGGATCGCCGTGGTCGTTGCGGTGAAGTCGGCGGAAAATGCCTGCCAGGTGTTCACCGCGGTCCCAGTCCAGAGCACCACGGCGCCGTCCTGGACCAGCGGAGCCCGGACACCATCGCCCCGAGCATAACCTGTGACTCGGTACCGCTTACCCACCGTCAGGATAAATTGCGCCGCGTACGGGCTGGCCACCGCATTAAACGCGACCTGAAGGCAGTAGGTTCCCTGGTACGGCAGGGTAGAGGACTTCGTCAGGGTGGCCAAATTGCCGACTGACCAAGCATCCAGGTTAGACGCTTCAACATCGGGGTCTGACAGAATATTGGCGGATTGCCTGACCGCAAAATCGTCAAACTCACAGGTCCCGTCGTCGGTGTGGTTGTACAGGGTAAAGTTGGCGTTGGTCGCGACAAACGTGCAATCGCAGTACTGCCACGAGGCCGAAGTCGTCCCGGACCAGTACGTCGCGGCTCCGGTGCCGACCCTGGGCCATGAGGCCAACCCGTCGCCACGAGCCCAGCCTGTAACCCTGTACCGCGTCCCCACGGTCAAGATGGTCTGGTAGCAATAGGCCATGGCGCCTGCCCGGATGATCTGGAGCACCCTGGTGCCGGTGCCTCCTGGCCGCGATCCCGCTACCTTCTGGAATGTGCCGCCGGCCCCGAAGGTCGTCCAGGCCGCGACACCAGCGGCTTCCATGTCGGCGTCGGCGCAAAGTTGCGTCTGGTCAACTTCAGAAACTTGAAGCGCGTGGTTGGGTTCGTGCTGGCTCATCTGCATGGGCAACGAAACCACTGCGCGTTTTGCATAATTAAAGGTGCGGTTCAGGTAAAAGTCACTGGCTTCTTGGGACGTGAGGAGTTCCGCGGCATTGTTGTGCCGGAAGAACTTGACCGACGCGATGGAACCGAGGAATTTTCGGATCCCTGTGGTCCTGGCCCCGATCGCCATACTGGTGTACGCGGTTGATATGCCACTCGCACCACCTGCAGCGGTACCGATTTGCACTCCGTTGAGCCACAGGGTCTGGGCACCACTTCTGAAGGCACCAACCAAGACATTACGTTGATTGACTCGCCAGTAGGGTTCATATGCAGCCAATAAACTGGAAACTCCAACCCCACCTACATTACAGGCCAGCGTGCCACCACTGTCTTTTTGAACAACCCCCGTAGTGTCTGACAAGTAAAACAGGACACGGTCCAACGCTTCTGCCGCGGCAAACGCAGGATAAAACACCCAAACAAACGACAAAAACCCGGTGTTGAACGGTATGGGCAAGCCGGGGCCAGAAAATGTAATGTAATCGTTGGTCCCGTCGAAAACCGCTCCAGTGCTCCGCCGGAACTGCAGCGCGCCCGTGACGGTGCCGCCGAGTTCTTGGATGCCGCGGGGATCTCTTAATTGGAGATCGAAGCAGCAGCCTCTTGCTAGCTCTGCCGGTGGGGTATAACTGGCCATCTTTATGCTACCTTGGTCCCGAGGGAATTTTGGAACGCGACGATGCGGTTGACCCAGGTGTAGAACTCGGAGACTGACATATCGCTTTTGGCCCAGTTACAGGGCCAACAGCACGGGACAATATTGTCCGGTGTGTAACCCACAGAGGAGTCTACGCGGTCCAAACCAGTGAACGTGATACTGCGGTCTTTATTGATACCCGCATATTGCTTTCGGTAAGGAGCGTCGCCACAATAGGTGCACTGATAAGTCGTGAATTTGTTGAGTGTGTCGAGGTCTATGTCAAACGGCAGTCCTCTACGCGTTGCGCCCGCTTTGTACGCCCTATATAGTTGTCGCACCAATGCAGCATCCCTTGTGCGTGGGTCTTCAGTCTGAACCAACACGACGTCTCCGGCAGGGTTAAACACCGCTATCTTGCGCACCCAAGCAATAAATTCATCTACTGTTTGCTGGCTCTTAGCCTGATTGCAGACCTGGCAACACGCAACCATGTTACCCGCCACGTAGCCGCGGGTATTGTCTAGACGATCAATACCGTTGTAGATGTATGACCCACATTTTTCGTAATGAATAGTCCTGTGCTCGGAGCTAGGAGGCAAACCACAGAAAAAGCAATCTTGCTTGGTCAGGACACGAAATTCATTTGCCTCGTCGAGACAAAATTCAATACCCCGCTCTACGGCAGCATGACGGTAGATAATGAAGAGCGCGTGGGCGGCAGCTTCTCCAGGGGGAAGACGAACAATCTGGGACAGTTTTTCTTTGGTTTCCTCGCTGTGCCGTTTGCCTGTGTTCCCACGCCGGATGTTTTCCCGTCCTTCTGGGGATTTTTTCACGCCGCGCTGACTTGCGGATAGAAGAGCAGACAGTGCCGCCCTTTCTTCATCGGTCCTATTCGCTATTGTTTCTTTAACCTTTTGACGCGCCTCTGGCGTGTGTAGCCAAGATGCTATCTTTTGTTTGTGTTCTTCAGACCACTTGAAGTGTTCGTTACGACAATCCACACAGCAATAGTTGGAGTAATCCGGTACGCCCTTCTTCATTTTCCGCTGCGCCAGGAATTGCTCGTGACACCCAAGACAGTCTTTAATCTTATATCTCTGAATTTGTTTACACCCAGGCTTGTGGTAGTAAAGTATGTCCTCGCCTTTGGATTTGCCAGGACGACACTCGGCTAGTATTTCGGGCGTGATCTTCATCGTTAGATCGCTACCCGGCGAACGTCAATGTGGCAGGGTGTCGGGGCGGTCGCGACCACAACCTTGAATCTGATCAGCGCCATGGCGCAAGATTCCAGGTCCAGCATCGCGGAAGTCCCGGACCAGTTGGCCACGCCAGACGCCCCGTTGGACATGTCGTAGCACGCGCGTGACACATCGAGCCACGTGGGAGTCCCACCTGGGTCGTTTGACCCCTCGACCGTCAGGGTCGCGTTTACCCCCAAGGTTATCTGAGACAAAATGGACTTGAAACCCACGAGGGACATGCCCGAAGTCGAAGGGAAATACGCGGTCGCGACACCCAGGGTTGCGGTGTCTGAAAGCGACTCCCACGAACTTTGCGCGCTCAAAGGCGCCACTTCTTGGACGCGTTTTGAATCACTACTAATTTGATAGCTTTTGTCGGGCCCGAACACCATCGCGCGGATCGAATCAGTTACTGCAAACGTGGCGTTGTTGACCGTCAGGGTGCCAGCTATACCATCCCAGGTGAACGCGTTCGCGTCGGGCATTAACGTATGGGACATGCCCGTGACGTCCACGTAATAAACGCTGACCCACTGGCCGGTGGTGGGGGTGTAGGGCAGACCCGTGATGGTCAGCTGAGTTGGTGCCGCCACCGTACAGGTGAAATCTTGCGGCGACGTGTAAATAGCGTCACCACCGCCGGCAGCCCCACCACCCCCACCAGAAACAATACGCTGCTGCAGACCCACCCAGTAAGTGTCGCCAGCTAAAAACGGAGCACCCGCACCGTTCATCGTGATGACGTTGGCCGCGGCCGTCAGGGACACGCCGCCGATGCCGTTGACGAATGGCTCAGACCACAGGCCAGTGGCTACGGGCTTGTAGAGCAGGTAAACAACCCGGCAGTTCGCGTCCGAGACCGTGAAGGGTGCCCCAACCACCGCGACGGTGTTGGCGCCTAGCGGATTGACCGTGAAGGAAACTGGGGAAGAATGCGTGGCTTGTGCGAAAGGTGCGTCAACCGAGATATCGCCCGTGTCGATGTCAACTTCGACATCGCCCACGTCCACGGTCGCGACATTGCCCTCCAGACCAAATACAGTCATGAAGAGCGAAACCGGAATAAAGCCGCCGACGGAAATTACCTGAAGGTACATTTTCGTAGCAGCCGTGGGAACCGCGTTAATTCTTCGCGTTTGCGCCGCTACATCCGTGGAGGCCGCCCCGATGGGAATGTCCTCCAGGTATTTGCCAGAAACCCAGCGCCCATTGGTCCCCAGGGGGTCATGGGCCGGCACTCAGAACCAGGGCCTGACGTTTGCCAGGGTCAGGATCGTAGCGGTCAAGTCGTAAGAAAAAATGCACTCGTAGGCGTCATAATTTCTTCCCGAAGCGCAACGAATGTAAAATCCGTCCGTCACGACCGTCGGGGCAGCTGAGTAAGTCCCGCCCGCAATTGTATGCGTGAGGGTCGTGGCCCCGGCAGCGTTTCTGGAGATTACCGTTTCCTTCAACATTTAAGACTCCTAAGTCTGTCGCCTGGAAGCAATTGACTAGGCGGCTAGCGCCATTAATTCTGGTGTGGACCTGATATGTGCCGCAACGCGTTGAGTCCAAGCGTAGAACTCGTCCATAGGCATTACATTTTTGGCTCTGTTGCAGACTACGCAGCAAGGAACAACATTGGTTAATTCGTATATGCCGTTGGAGTCCAGACGGTCTAGCCCGTTGTAGTGCAGTGTGCGCTCCGGTGCCGGTATATTTCTTTCTCTACCCCTGTCGCGTACAACTGTGTTGGATAGGCCTGCGCCGCAATAGTTACACTGCGTTTGTATTAGTTTTGCAAAATCATCTTTGCCTATTGTGTTCTGTATATACTGCTTAGCGCCTGCTTCATCTGTAGTTTTATGGCGGTAGTAGCGCGTGTACAAATAGTTTAAGTTTATTTTTTGCGCTTCTGAAATTTCACCTAGACAAGCTAAAACAGGCGGTCTATTTTCCATAAAATTCGCTACGCGTAGTACCCAAGCAACAAACTCCGGGACTGATCTCTTGCCCTTTGCTATGTTGCACGCGGTGCACGCCGGTACACAATTTTCTACTGTGTAACCAAGTGCAGAATCCAATCTGTCTATCCCGCCAAGTTTAATTGCTTCGTCTTCGCGCAAGTACACTGTACCGCGCGCTCTAATACAAACGTCATCGTACGGCTCGGCGCCGCAGTAGAAACAATTTTCGTGCAGCAAACTAATAAATGTGTCGTCTTCGAGCAAGAACGTACGACTATGCGCGCTAGCATTGCTTGTGTATCTATGTTTAACTTTATTGTGCACCACGAATAAGCGATCAGGATTCAGTCTACTGCGCGCACTTTTCTCCACCGCAGCCGGGTCTTTTTTAACCCCTGTTGCGGCAGTACTCATTTTTTCTTTTGTCTCTTCCGTATGCTTTCTGCCGCGCCAAACAGCCGCTTGCTTCTCCCGGGTCTCCGCGCTTCTAGGTCTGCGGTTTGCTTCGAGCACGTGCTGTACTACTTCTGGACTTCTATTTTTGCCTGCGTCACTCCATCGTTGCCGTTGCTCGTCTGTAATTTCCCGGTACTTGAACCAACACGATTGCTCACAGTAATCTGGGTATTCGTAGTGGTCACCTACTCGTTTTGCTTGCGCTAAATGTGGTGCTCCGCAACCTTTGCACACACTTTTGTACATGTAGTAATAACGTTGTTTACCGTCTGGTTTGCTGCCGTAGTAGACGTCCGCACCAAAATTAGGCGCTGGTTTTAATTTCTCTTCCCATCCATTAAATAGTTTCATGCTTCTTATCTCCTGCTGCTATTTTACAGCAGGACAAACAACCTAACCAAACTCACGCTCAATACCGTCTCAATACCGTCTCGGCGCTTCTGCTGCGGCAGCCTCTTCAACAGCTTGCTCCCGCCGCATACAGTCTTTGACTGTCTGCTTCCCCCGCCGGAGCAATGCTTCGACCGTGCTGAGTGCCGTGAGCAGTGCTCTTCGATTGTCCGTTGCACGCAGAACAAGCTTCAAAGCTATCTCGGCATCTTCCAATTGTTTGACTGCCGCCTCGAGTGTCGCGGGCTGGGCTTCAACGTAAACCGAACCTTGATATTGAATCATGATAACTCCAATTAAACTATTATGGCGCGGGCTTTTTTACTCGTCTTTTCTTAGGCGGATTGGGTTTGGCCTTCGTGGGCGCACCATCCTCATTCGAGTACAGGTCTTGCTGTTGCCGGTCGTTAATGATGTTCAAATTAGAAATGTCAAAGTTATGCTGCACATTATTGAATGTCGCTACTTTTGTTTTCTTGCCCGCCAGCAGAATTGTGCAAGTGTTTGAATTCATATCATATACATAATGGTACATAGGCTTGTACTGGTCGATCAATAAACGCAATCTGTCAACCAGTAGGCGCGCGTTACGTTCAATATAGTCTTTGGGCCCTAGTTCTGTAGAAGCCACGACTTTATCTTTGTCAACCAGGCTCGTGAGGTCGTATCGACGTTTGCCCGCTGGGTCGATCGGGTGTTTGAGCAACCCAATACCAGCGGAAATGAATTCATCGAGCTGCGTCTTGGTCCAACGCGCAACTCCAGCGTCGGGCTTATCAAACGCGGGATTGGCGGCGCGGTCGCCAGCGATGATCAAGTCAACTTGCGCAGATAGCAACGCTTTCATAAGCGCTTCATTCGGCCCAGAACTCATGACGATGTTGCACAGAGTTTGCGCGTAATCCTTGAGCACCAACTTGCTACCAGAGCGTTCTAGCGTCATAACCGTAGCCCAAGGTACCTTGAGCGCGAGCACGACCGCACCCGAGCGTGTGTACGCTTGAATTACAATATTCTCTGGCGTCGCGACGAATCCTTCGTGTTTCGTCAGTTCGGCTACTTTATCGTTTATAGCTTGCTTACCGCCGACAGCGCTGCCGGATTCGGCTTGAATCAGTGTGATGAAACCAATGTACGCATCATTGTCCCAACGATTGAGAACGTCAGCCGCGTTTTCTTTTTCTGCCTCGTTGATCTCTGATTCTGCGATAGCATCTATTACTGCTTCGCGGTTTGTGAAATCAATATCGACACCCGCGTTCGTCAAGAACATAATTACGTTTTCGGTGTAGTCTTCTAACTGCTCCGGCACTGCGTCGGCGTCGAGTACGTCAAAACTGCCAGGTTTTTTGACCGCGGCTTGCACGGCTTTCAGCGCGAGCATTAACGCTTTGACATCACCCGGAGCCGAGGCGACAAACGCATGCGGCGGGGCGCATTTCAGACTGGCTTGAACTTCTTGAATCGATTTTTTATTTTCGTTGATGTCAAACCTAATTGTCGCTGGAGATTTGAATACTTGCGCGATGTCGTAAATAACGTCTACACCGGGTGTGTCTTTGACAAAAACCAATTCACTGCTGGGTTTAATCCCATACTGGCTGAGTACTTTGTCTGTCAGGGGTTTCCATTGCGCCTTCATAGCCTCGAATTCAGGCCCAGCGCGCAAAGGCTTTTGCCCGGACGGCACAGCAATTTCCGCCGTGCGCTCGATTTCACTATACCTATGTCCTCGATAAAGAAGCATGACTATTGATTTCCACTGCGCCACGGCGCGGGCGTATAGGCCAATGCGTTTAATTCCTCGAGCAATTGTTCTCTAACGACCGGAGCAAGCGCGGGTAGTGCTGATTCTAATTCTGCGCCAGTCAGTCCAACTAACTCCGGCGTCGCTTGCGCAAACTGCTCGGCTGCATAGTCCAGCGAGCCGTAGTATTCCACGAGCTTGCTCAGCATGGTTTCGGGCTGGGCTAATCTATCGGCTGCGGCTTCACGTTCTTCCGTAGTTAATTCGTTTTCCGTGATATACTCGCCGGCAGGCGTCTCGATGCCTTCGGTTTCGTACCCCTGGCCATAGAGGAAATTCGTCAGGGCGCGGGCAATGGCTTCGCCTGGAGCGTAAGCCGCGACTCTACGGTAGCGATGGCCTCGATAGAGCAACATTACTTGATCCGAGGAATTTCCGAACGCATGACCTGAGAAATGTCCGCCGACTGCAGCGTCTTGACGGCACAGCGCTCGGCTTCCTGAAGCAAACCAACCGCCACGAGGAAATCGAGGAAACAATCCCGTTCCTCGGCGTCGAGATTGGCTTCGCCGGGCGCCACGAAAAACACGATGAAGTCTTCTACACGCGTGTTCCAACCTCGGCCAAATCGGGGATGGCTCCGCGTCCTGACGTGCTCGTATTCGTCCCAGCACTGAACAGCGAGGTTCATGAGGGTCTCTTTATCGAGGCACGCAGCCTTCTCTTGCTCTGGAGTCCAGCGGTCGAGCCGCATGGTCTGCATGATCTTGGACTGAGGATTGATTTGATTGCAAGCTACTGTCAGCATGGTCGATTCCTTGTTGGCCGATTTCGCTAATGGTTTCAAGTACTTAGCCCAGCGCCCAAGCATGCGATTCCACCATTGTTGAGGTCTATATGACGTATCCGTGAGGCTCGAGGGGTAATTAGGGTCTCGGGGTCCCCAGTAAAGGGGGAGTCCCGTGATGTTGTCGATGTCGCGGGGAACTGAGGGATCAATAACCGAATCAGCTGGCCCGGTGGGCTCGAATTCTTCGGTTGAAATCTCAGCACCGTCCGGAATTCGCAGCTTTACTGTTTTGCCGGTATCTTGGAGATACAGGCGCGCAATATTCTTTTTCCACGATAGCACGATCGCGCCGCTGCCGACGTCGAATCCCGCGATATCCGTGATGATGGTCCCGGGTTTGGGCATGGTTGTATTCCAACTCAGGTGAGCTTTTGTCGCTACTACAGTTTAAGGTGAAAAAGTAATTAGGAGCGCAAGATCAACACTGATTGTGCTGTTGCGCCGAGGCGGGAAAGCCACGACACGATGTCGTCGTGGTAATGATCTGGGACGTGTTTCATTTCTATTTCAGTAAGAAATTGTGCCACTTCACCGAAGCGCATGGTATCGTGACTGCGGGGGTGACCCGTGGGCAGCGGGACGTATGCTACACCATTGACCACGAGGGCGTCATCGAGGCCCAGGGCAGCAATGCGCAGTGCCAATTCAGGAGCGAACTCCTCGATGGTGTCGCGGGTCAGGACTGAGGTGTCATATTGTGGTGAAATGGCGGTTTTCTTTACGACATCATGGGCTTCGGGTACCGTGAGCATCGGTGGCCAAAGGCGTTCAAACTCGCTTCTGATTACCTCGTTGATCTCGCAATCGCCGAAGTCAAGGGTGCATAGGCACGTGACGATAGTTTTACCGGAATCAAGCTTGACCGTGATCGCTGGCGGTTCGAGCTGAATCTCACCGCCGTATTCTGCGAGATTAAACGCGATGCCCTGGACTGTACCAGGACCTTCCGGCGTCACAACCGGTTCCCCAATTTGTAGAAAGGTTGTGACTTGATCTGCTGATTCTATCGACATGATGCTTTGGTCAAATCTCGAGCTACGTCTTCACAGTAGCGCTCGCGGCCTTTTTTAATTGCCGTCCGGACTTCTTCCGCGATGTCGTGGTGCCGCATGCTCCGGAGCAAAGATAAAATGCCGGTACAGTATTTCATCACGCCGGAGCGCTCGGGATCACTTGGCAAACTGAGCAGCCAGGCCGCGACGATCAAGCGAGCGAGCATTGTTTAGAACGTGACTTCCGATTCGTCGACGTCAAGGATTTCGACATCAGGAGGAATATCACCACCGAGGTCATCGGGCCCCGGCATATCGAGTGGAGCTTCCCCACCGAGGTCCGGACCGAGATCTGGAGGCATAGCTTCGGGTACCACGGGTGCCGGCGCAATTTCACCAGGCATCGGTGCGCCCATGGGAGCAGGCATGCCGCCGCCCATCGCGTCGAAGTCGTCAACCATGGCGTCGGGCATGGGCTCCGCGACGGCGTCGAGCAGCATCACAGCAAAAAGTTCGGCTTTCTCGGGCGAAAAATCAATTGCCTGGGCTACATCGGCAACGAGATCCGCGAGGTCAGCAATATCGACCGATAGTTCTTGCAGGGCTTCTAGTCCAGCTTTACGCTTTGTCATCATGAACCTCTTTTACAGTTGCATAGCGCATGTCGAATTTAACGTTTGACGACGTTAGCACACGTGTCAGCGCGGCACTGATGTTGTACAGCAGAATGTCTGCGCCTTCGGTTGGTGTCGCACTCAAGTCTGCTATAGTCGCTTCGAGGGCATCGAGCTTACCCATGATTCGGTCAAGAACCGGTAGCTCTTCCGGAGCCGGAGCAAACAGCGCAGTCTTGGGAGCAACAGCCGCCGCCGTTTTGTCTTGCGCGGCTGCAGTCGCGTGGGCTTTTACCTTCGCGTCCGTAGTATTGATCGCATCGCTGAGCTTACCCATATAAGCCGCGTATGCCTCAGAGAACTCTGCGTCCTTGGCCATACCTGAGACAATCTTCTGTAGCTCAGGCTTGAGGACGCCCCAGAGCTTGAAGCCCATCTCGTCTTTGTGCTGGCTAAAGGCCAAGTTCAGCGCTTCAATTTTACCAACCAATTCTTTTGAGTCCTGCATCGCGCCGATGACAGTCGCAAGGGTGTCGAATTCGTCCGACATCTCCATGCGCGGGGCCAAGTCCATCGCGGTACGAGGCTTACGCTTGGCCATGGCCTCGCGGAGCCAGGCGTCACCCGCAGCTTTAATCGCGTCGTCTGCCGAACCCGAATCGGACTCCAGAAGCTGGGCTAGTTTAAGAATAACTGAAGCCTTGAGTTGACGTGGCATATCTTTGCCTTTCGTAATGGTTTGCGCGGTGCGAGCACCGAGCGCCTTAGTTAATTCAATTGAATCTTGATCTCGTCGGCTCGCCCCATATTCCGCAAATGGCGTGAGCTGAGTAATTGCAATTCCTTCAGGACTAATTCTCGCGGTTCCACGGTATTCCCTGGAGCTGTCGACATTACCAATAAACTCAATCTCGTTGTCGAGTTGCTTGACGTATGTCAAGCTGGCGCCAACTGCAGCCTTCCGCATGCTCCAGATCGCCGTGACTTTTGCCTGAGCCTGGTTGGCCTGTGTCTCGTCATAGAATCCGTAGACTTCACGAAGGAAATCCGGAGAGTAATAGTCTTGGATTTCTGCTTGCGTCGCGAAGTGCAGCGGGTTGACCTTGAAATAGGCGTTGCGCTCTTTAGACTTCTTGATCGCGTATTCTTGCCCATACGCGTCTTGCTCGGTTTTATGATGACCAAGAACGTCTTCACCCTCTTTGTCGTATAGACAAATAGGTTTGCCGGGTTCTTTGTCGTCTTTACGGCATTCTTTGACAGTAGACGTTTTAACTGAAGCTTCTCGTTCTGGAGCTGGTAAATCGGAAATGTCGGTAGTGAACTTGGGTGGTTTTTCCTCAAACGGCGCTGAAATAGGCTTGGTCGCGGCCAGACCGTAGTTGAAATACTGGCGCCACAGCTTAATTTCGTCGTCGTCGAGACCGAGTTCAGCTTGGTTGGCCTTTACGATTTTATCAACGTCAGTGCCGCGCGCAGCTTTTCCACCCTTGGATTTGCGCACTTTTGCGCCTTCACGAATCGCGTGATCGGTAATAAATTTTCTCTGCTCAATTACCGATTTATACTGATCGAGTACTTCGTCGGGCACAATACCAAGAATAACCAAACCAGGAGGCAGACCGGGAACTCGTTTGTCCTTGGTAGAATCAATTACTACCGCGGTCCAATCGTGGTATCCCTGGTCTTCAAGCTTGGCCGTAAATTTGTCGTTGATGCTCTCCATGTGAGCGTCAACGGCTTCTTCAGCCTCGTCGTATTTGGCATCACCAGGCTGGAGTAAATGGTAATTTACAAATGTTTCTCGTTCATCCTTGCTGAAACCCAAGAATCTGGACGCCGCCGTTGAGTACACTACCTCGGTATCTTTTCCGTGCTCTTGGTATGGTACCGGAACCGACATAATTACGGCTTTGCTGGGCTCGCCGGTAAAGTCGCTGACATCGTACCAACGCTCCGCATTGGTCGCGAACTCAGGCCATTTACCTGGATTCAGCACTGTCCTGGGAATGCGCGCGCTAGAAATGGGTGTTTGCGTCATGTATTTAATGTCATCGCTGTTTGCCACAGCCAGGACCGATAGCCCTGCGGGGGCATCAGGAAGTGCTGTTTCACCAGCGTTCATGACGTTATCGGTAGAGTCGTATAGTTCCAATTCCCAAGGAATCGACTTTAGATTAAATGTCTTTAGCTCCTTGGACGCAGACAACGTATCGGACACAACGTCAAGGAAGCCGCTGTAGTCGGCCGAATCGAATTGACTCTCGAGCTTATCGAAAAACGTACCGTGTTGGCTTTGTTGATCTACCGGTGTAGTCGCGAGCAACACAGCACCAACGGGGATGTTTAATAGTTCTGCCACATTGCGCGCGTACTTACTATCCGACTTAGGTACAGGTACGTCCAGTACAGTGCAGACCTGATACGGCACGGAAGGATGAGGAAACCAAGTTTTTGCTTTAGGCGTTTTGGCTAGCGCGGCTAATTTGGACAGTAAAGCCGGAAGTAGTTTGTCTGCGGTGCCGCGAGCCGATTGCAACCCACGAGCCTCGTCAGGGTCTAGTTCCGCGTCTAGGCTTTTGGTGAACGTATCTTCCGCTTCGATGTCTTGAGTAGCCTTGGAAATCCAATCTGTGTCTTTTTGCTTGCCTTTTTCTTTTCGCGCGTCTTTGACTTCCTTTTGTGCAGCTAACCATTCTTCCGGTGTCGGCTCGTCTATTTTACGCGCTTTCAGTAAAGCAAGGGCTTCTTCTTTGACGGATTTGACTTTTACCTTTTTGGGTTTAGGCTCCTTGGGAGCGAGCTTTTTGAGCGCACGAGCTTCATCGGCGAACTGTCTCTTAGTCGGTGTTGCTACGCCTTTGGTTTTAAGCGAGTCGAGTACACGTTGCTGTGCAGGCGACGGCGGCTCTACTGGTTTCGACGTAGCTTTTGGTTTACTTTGCTCGATGTCCCGAGTTACTTTTTCCGGTACCGACCAAGATTTGAGTAATTCCTGCTTGGCTTGCTGGTACGCAGCCGCGTATTCGTCTTGAGTCCAAGTAGTCTCGGTTTTACCCTGAGCGCTGAGAATTTCTTCTGCCCGCTGGATCAAAGGTTCTTTGGGTTTCGACACCGATTTGCTAGTACTCGGAGTAGACGGGTATACCTGCTTAGCATCAATTTGTGCCGGAGCGTCGAAAGTTTCTTCGCCGGCGGCAATACGGACTTCGGCTTTCTTGAAACTCTGTTCCATTTTCGCGAGCACGCGGTAGTACGCCGGGGATTCTTTTAAATGCGCCCAAGCAATGCGGGCAGTAGCATCGGGGTCACAACCGATTACATTGGTTTGCTCATCGGAACAATGCTCTAATTCCACGTTCATGCCGACGAGTAAATCCTCAGGCGTGAAATCCACAGTGTCCCAGGCGATGCCGATGCTTTCGCCGGCTTTCTCCGCGACGTCTGTGGTCCATTCAAGACTCTTAGCCATTGTTTTCCTAGAATATTTTTGAGTAATTGTGCGAACGCCCGAAATTAATCGGGCGTTCTAATAATTATTCAAAAATTGAGGCGGGATTAATTCGGAAGGCTAGTTA